TTGCCAACGCTGATCATGCCCGCAAGCAGAATGGCGACCCAGCGCGAAGCGATGATATGCCATTGCTGGATCAAAGCGAAGAACGGGACACGAGCAAACAACCCGACGCACGATCCAACCCGACATATACCGATGCACGCACCGAACGCGAACAGTACGCGGCCAAGCTCGCGCGACTGGACTATGAGCAAAAAATGGGGAACCTGCTGCCAAAGCAGGAAATCCTCGACGCAATGGTAGCGTCCGGTCGACGTATCCGCCAAGGCCTTGACGGTATGATCGGATGGGCCGAAGAACTTGATGCAGCGGCGCGCAATAGTGGCGTCGACGGGGTGCGAACGATCCTGAAGCAAAAATCACGCGACCTGCAAACTACCATCGCCGAAAGTTTGAGTATTACCGATGACGACGAGCAAGGGTAAAACAACACTGGCGCTGATCGCGGGGGCGCTTGCTCTGGGCCTTGCGCCGGACCCTATGGTTCAACCGGCGGCATGGGCAGCCGAAAACCTGATCGTGGCCGACGGCCCGCAGGCCGGTCACAAATGGTCACCTGACCTGACGCCCTATGCTGTCCCGATCCTGAATTGCCTTGCCGCCGATGGCCCGCACACACGGGTTAGCGTGCGAAAATCAGCGCAAACGGGTTTAACCGAAGTCGGTATTGCGTGGCTTGGGTCGATCATCGACAAGACACCCGCGAAGGCGATGGTGGTGTTTCCGACGCTGGCACTTGTGAAGGACTTCAATAGCGAAAAACTGACACCAACCCTTGATCAGACCCCGGCCCTTAACCGCAAGGTCAACGGGCATCGCAGCCGGTCGGCATCGGGTTCGACCGCGTTAAGCAAGAAGTTTCCGGGCGGTTCGCTGACCTTGACCGGGGCAAATAGTGCCGCTGATCTGCGGTCAAAAACCGTTAAGTATCTGTTTTGCGATGAAATCGACCAGTGGCCGCAAGACCTTGATGGTCAGGGCGACCCGATGGAAATGGCGAATGCCCGCCAGATCGCCTTTCACGCGACCGCAGACTATAAAAAATTCGAGGCCAGCACGCCGACAATCAAGGGATTGTCGCGCATTGATGCGGCTTTTGAGAACGGCGACCAGCGATATTTCTTCTGCCCGTGTCCGCATTGCGGCGAGAAACAGCGCCTTGTCTTTGGTAGCAAGGAAACCGATCACGGGCTGAAGTTTAGCAGCACATGGCCGTATAACGCGCACTATGTCTGCAAGCATTGCGGCACGGTGATCGAGCATTACCAGAAAGCGGAAATGATCGATGCGGGCGAGTTTATTGCCACCTGCCCTGAACCCGGACGGCACCCGTCATTTCACATTGACGCGCTTACGTCCAAGATCACGACTTGGGATAAAATCGCCGAAGCCTTTATCAAGGCCAAGGGCGATCCCCGCAAGCTGAAGGCATTCGTCAATCTATGGCTTGGCGAAGCGTGGGAAGAGCGTGGCGATGCGCCTGAATGGGATCGCCTTTATGTCCGGCGCGAAACCTATGGCCCGCGGACCATCCCGCCCGGTGGCATCATCCTTACCGGGGCTGCGGACATTCAGGCCGATGGCATCTATTACGAAGTCAAGGCGTGGGGCCGCGACAAACAGTCGTGGTCAATTGACATCGGGTTTCTCGAAGGTGATACCGCCGATCCCGCGAACCCGGTATGGGGCAAGCTTGATCAGGTCTATGACCGACGTTACCCCGATGCCTATGGCAACACATGGCAGGTCGATGCCTTCGGGGTTGATTCGGGTTTTAACTCGAACACGGTGTATCAATGGTGCCGGTCGCGCCCGAAGGCGATGGCATTAAAGGGTGAGGATGGCTGGCACAAGGCGGCGATTTCATCGACGCCCACAAAGGTCGATATCAACATTCGCGGCAAACGCCTGCGGCGTGGTGTGGAATTGTGGCATATCGGAACCTGGGGTTTGAAAGCCGAAATGTATGCCAACCTGCGCAAGGACGGCATGCGCGACGGGGCGGAATTCAACCCGCCTGGCTTCATGCACTATACCGAGGCCCTGCATGATGAACGGTTCTTCAAGCAGTTAACGGCGGAGCATATCAAGAACCGCGAAGTCAAAGGTCGCACGGTCAAGGAATGGGTCGCGACCGGGCCCAACCACTATCACGACTGTTCGATCTATAACGCTGCGCTGGCGGTGCATAAAGGCGTCGGCGTGATGACAGACAACGACTGGGCGAAATGGGAAGCCGTTCGGTGCCGTGCGCCGGTATCTGAACAAGGCGACCTTCTGGCCGGGATGAACGGCGCGCCTGCGGCGATGCCCGATGACCCAGCTTCGCCTGATGGAACAACAGCCCCGAAGGCAAAACCAAATCAGAAACGCCGCCCCAAACGCCGGGGCGGCGGTTTTGTTGGTGGATGGAGTTAACATGGCAGAACCGCAAAAACTGGTTGCCGGTGATAGCTGGAACTGGCGGCGGGATGATCTTGCCGCCTACCCTGCCGGTGAAGGCTGGACCCTGAAATACACCCTGATCAATGCAATAGCGAAAATCGCATTTGATGCCATTGGCGATGATGACGGGTTCAAAATCTATCAGGCGGCACCAGACACGGCAGCTTACGCGGCTGGCACATACCGGTTTGAAGCATCGGTTTCAAAGGATGGTGACCGATATCGCGTTGGAACCGGCACAATTGAAGTGCTGGCGGATTTCGCCGCTGCCGCAACGCTTGACGCAACCAGTCACGCGCAACGGGTTTTAACAGCGATTGAAGCCGTTATAGAGCGGCGGGCAACCAAAGATCAGGAAGAATACCAGATCGACGGTCGAAGCCTTAAACGCACGGCAATCGCGAACCTGTTGCTGTTGCGTGACCGCTACAAACGCGAAGTCGACAACGAAACACGGGCCGATATGGCCGCACGCGGGAAAAAGATCGGTCGCAAGGTTGTGACACGGTTTAGAGGTTAGCATGGTCAATCCATTCAAATTTGTCGGCAGAGGCATCGAACGCATGTTCGGCGATACGCCCGATCCAGTTCGTCATACGCCCACCATGCGCCGTACACCTAACCGTCGTACATCGTACCGCAGTTTCGCGGGTGCGCGGGCCGACCGTTTGATGTCGGACTGGGTGGGCGAAATAGGCCCGCTGAATGACTATCTGAAAAACGATCTGGTCAAGCTGCGGTCCAATTCCCGCCGTCTGGCGATGAACAACGACTATTTCAAGCAGTTCCTTCGGATGGTTCGACGCAATGTTGTGGGACCAACCGGGATCAAGCTTCAAAACCGGTGTCGCGATGATAACGGGAAGCTGGATGTTTTTGCCAACGAGGTTATTGAAACCGCATGGTCTGACTGGGGTAAAAAAGGCGTTTGCACGGTCTGCGGCAAATATAGCTGGTTCGATGTTCTTTGTGCCGTTGCCCTGAACCTGCCGCGTGATGGTGAAGTGTTATTGCGTGAGGTTCGCGGCTTTCCAAACAAATTCGGTTATGCCTTGCAACTGATCCCGGCGGATGCGCTGGACCACCGTTTGACAACGGGCCTTGCCAATGGTGCTGACATCCTGATGGGTGTCGAACGCGACAAATGGCTTAAACCTGTTGCCTATCATTTGAAGGTCAAACCCAGCGATCGGCGCGCTGTCAGACATGAACGTGTTCCGGCATCAGAAATCATTCATCTGTTCGTGCCTGAAGATGTTGACCAGGTTCGCGGTTTGCCCTGGGCGCATACCGCCGTGCGTCGACTTGGCATGCTTGGCGGATATGAGGAAGCCGCACTGGTTGCCGCGCGCGCCGGTGCGTCAAAGATGGGCTTTTATCAGCAACGAGATGAAGGGGCTGGGTTTGCCCCCGGAACGGACGAACAGGACGAAGACGGCAACTTTATTGACGAAGCGGTTCCTGGCCATTTCGATATTGTGCCCGCTGGGTATGAATTTCGGGAATATGACCCAGCCTACCCGAATGGCGAAATGCCCTACTTTATGAAGTCGGTTTTAAGGGGCGCATCATCCGGCCTTGGCGTTTCCTATAACGGCCTCGCAAATGACCTTGAAGGTGTGAACTTTTCATCCATGCGCGGCGGTGTGCAGGAAGAACGCGACGAATGGATGATCCTGCAATCATGGTTGATCGAAAACCTGTTGCAACGTGTGTTCCCGGCCTTTCTGGAACAAACACTGTTAACCGGGACGATACCGTTACCCCTTCGCAAATTCGATAAATTCAACGCCCCGGTTTGGTTTCCGCGTCGTTGGAAATGGGTGGACCCAGACAAAGACAGCAAAGCCGCAGAACGCGACATCAATCTTGGCGTTACCAGCCGCACACGGGTTGCAGCGGATCAGGGGCGCGATGTGCGCGATGTGTTTGAAGAACTGGCCGCCGAACAAAAACTGGCCGAAGAAATGGGGGTTAAGCTGGGCGACCCTGTAAACCAGCCGGGCACTGTGCCTGGGCAAGATGATGAGGGTGAAAATGTCACCGGAAATTAATGCTGACCGTATTCGGCTGGGCGTACAGCACCGTACTGCCCGGCTGGTTCGTATGGAAAATTCTGAAGAAACGCGCGCAGTCGAATTGTCGTTTTCTTCTGAAGAGCCTTACCAGCGATGGTGGGGCATTGAAATCCTTGGTCACGACAAGGGTGAAGTGGATTTGTCCTGGCTGGAAACCGGGCATGCCGCTCTTCTTATGGATCACAATATGCGTGACCAGATTGGGGTTATCGAGAAAGCCGAAATCGGAGCCGGTCGAAAAGGTCGGGCGGTTGTGCGCTTTGGGAAAAGCGCGCGTGCCGAAGAAATCTTTCGCGATGTTCTTGACGATATCCGAGGCAACGTTTCCGTCGGGTACGAAATTCACGAACTGCGGCTGGTCGAAGAAAAGGACGATGTGGCGACCTATCGTGTCACGTCCTGGAAGCCGCTTGAAATCAGCATCGTTTCCATTCCTGCCGATACGACGGTTGGCGTCGGTCGGCAGGCCGAACACGATGCACATGACATTCCGATTTTTGGCATAAAGGAGAAACCGATGCCGCCCGAAAACAACACTATTCCGGCAACCCCGAAGCCGGACCCGATCGATACTGTCGCAATTCGTGCACAGGCTGAAAAGACCGCGCGCGAAGCTACGGCGGAAATTTACGCGATTGGCAAGCGGTTTGGCATGCTGGATGCTGCGGAAAAAGCCGCCAACGAAGCCATGCCGGTTGATGAATTTCGCAAGATGGTTCTGACCGAACAGGAAAAGAAACTGCAAAGGGCCGGCACACCGGATACCGAAATCGGTATGGGTGAAAATGACCAGCGCAATTACAGCCTGTTGCGGGCGATCAATGCGGCGGCCAAGAACGATTGGCGCAAGGCAGGGCTTGAACGCGAAGCATCCGAAGCCATCGCAGACAAGCTGAAACGCGAAGCGCGCGGTTTCTTTGTGCCCTATGACGTCCTTAAACGTGAACTGACGGCGGGCGCCCTTGCAAACGGGGGCAACCTGGTCGGCACCACGCATATGGCCGGGTCGTTTATCGACCTTTTGCGCAATCGCATGATGGTGACGCAACTTGGTGCGCAGATGATGTCTGGTCTGGTGGGTAACCTGGACATCCCCAAGCTGAACGGTGGTGCAACCGCCTATTGGCTGGGTGAGGGCGATAACACCACGGGGTCGGATCAGGCTTTCGGTACCGTCCCGCTAACGCCAAAGACCATTTCGGCAAAGACCAGCTTCACCCGTCGCCTGATGATGCAGTCCAGCCCGGATGTTGAAAACGTTGTTCGCGACGATCTGAACAAGGTTCTGGCTCTTGGTATCGACCTTGCTTCTATCGCAGGTACTGGTAGCAGCAACCAGCCAACCGGTATCATCAATACGGTTGGTATCGGTGCTGTCGTTGGTGGTGCCAATGGTGCTGCACCGACCTGGCAGAACATGATCGACCTTGAAACCGAAATTGCACAAGATAACGCGGACGTCGGCAGTCTCGCCTATCTGACCAATACCAAGGTGCGCGGCAAGCTGAAAAGCACTGAAAAGGCTGCAAATACAGGTCAGTTCGTTTGGGGTGATAGCACCGAACCCGGCTTTGGTATGGTGAACGGCTATCGGGCGGGCGCAAGCAATCAGGTGCCTGGTAATCTTACCAAGGGCAGTGCCGATAGCGTTTGTTCCGGCATCATTTTCGGTAACTGGTCTGACCTTCTGATCGGTGAATGGGGCGTTCTAGATCTTCAGGTTGACCCGTACAGTTCTGGCGATAGCGGGGGCACCATCGTGCGTGCCTTTCAGGATATTGATATCGCGGTCCGTCACGCGGAAAGCTTTGCTGCGATGCTTGACGCCCTTACGGCTTAACAAACCCGTCAAATGTTATGACGCGAAAAGGACTGCTTCGGCGGTCCTTTCGCGTTTGACACTGCATTTAACACAGGAATTCAGGCAATGGCTGACAAGATTAAAATCGAAATCCTGCGCAATACCTTCGTGGCAGGCAAGCTTCTTTCCGCTGGCAGTTCCGTTTCGCTTGATACCGAAATGGCGAAGGAACTGATCACGATGAAAAAAGCCAAGCCCTCAACGCGCGGCACAGCAAAGGCATCGCCAGACGCTGGCACCGAACAGTCAAAGGAATAAAAAATGTTTGAGGATGCCGACGACCTTGCCGGTTTCTTCGATCCTGATGACGGTTTTGCCGTGATGGCGATTTACCGCGAAGGGGGCACCGGGGACGGTGTGCCCCTCGCGGTTATCCCGTCGCGCCCGGATGAAACGGTTTCGATTTTCGGGCAGGAAACTTCATCGCGACGCAACCGGTTTTTGATCAAAAAGAATAACGCGCCGACGATGAAATCCGGCGACACGCTGGAAATCAGCGGGGAAGTTTTGACAGTTCAGGGAGTGCCTTCGCTGGACGGCACCGGGAAGATTCTATCTGTCGAAGCCCATTTGTAATCACTGAATTTATCGGACAGTCCCATGCGATTAACAGCGGCGATAAAGGGCGACCTTCGCAAGCAGGTTGCTAACGAATGGCGTGTTGCTGGCAGGGCGATCCGCAAGGGGCTGCGCGAAGCTGGTAAAGGATTACAGGCAGACCTTAAACGTGATGCGAAGGGGGCTGGTTTGGGTAAACTTGGCAATGTGTGGAAGGTTCGGGTTTATCAGGGGCGCGGTGGACCGACTGACTCATTTGCGTTTGTCTATCCGAAAGGCGGGGAACGCAC